GAGTGATAGAATAGGATATTTAAAGGTTCCCACATTAGTGGGATTTGTATACCGACATATTAGTTATTTTTGAGTAATTTGTATTTTTGTGGGTTATCGTGCCCCAGGCAAGTGAGATAACCAGCGATTTTATATTCATCTTCGTATTCAATCCGTTCAAACCAGTTACAGTGTTGACATCCATTGTATTTTTCAAGAAGGCGTCTAGGCATTCTGTGACAGTAACATACTGGTTCTACATAATTGTCACTAACGAATTTCATATATAGCTCCTGTTCATACATCAAATAGTGCAGATGATTGCGAACCGCTTCGTGCACAAGATCGTTGCGTATATACGTTTGTATAATATGTATAAGCTCTCTTGGCAACCGACGTGCAATTAGTACCAATGGGGTGTTCATTCTTGATAAGATAATGCTATAAACTAAATACTTATTTAATATTCAATTTTCTGGATGAAAAACACGTAACAATTACAATAAAAAATACATTATGTTCACATCCGTAATCTGTTATTATTTTTATGGTGTGCTGAATAGTGCACACATATTGTCCGCCTCCAAGTTCACCGCCGACTTGGTGAAGAGGTTCGTAATCATTTCATCTGTACGGAAACGGATAGTATAGTCTTGTTGAATGTTATTACGTCCAATACGCCCCATCGCCTGCAATGTCTTCTGTTGCGTCATATTCGTGAGGTCTTTTCCGATAAATCCGTGACAGAACTGATAGTTCGTACCATAAATATAATCGGAAGACGCGATAATAATAAACAACCTCTGTTCGTCGGCGAGTTTCTTTATAATTTCCATATATTGAATGTTCGGGTTCTCCGTAAACACACCAATGCCCAATAACAAGAGCACTTTATAGTTGTTGCTAATGTTTAATTGCATAATATTCTTCACCGTAATCTCGTCTATATTTGCAACAAACGCATTCTCGTGAACCTCACCGTCTGGCGTCCAAATCGCTTGATGTGGTCGCGAATTCGGAACATACATTGGGTCTAGTCCGACTGTACGTAATTCTTTGCGCAGTTTATTGATTTCGTTCATCCACGTCTGCGATTCTTTGCATAGACGCCCACTTTCACGAGCAGCGGTCTTTTCGTCATTTGCGTCACTCCCCGCTTTGGTTTCTTTGGCTAAAATGTCACTTTCTAGACGGTCAATGCGTTCAATAATCTCCGTATTTCTAGCGATTTTTGCCAAAATAGTCTGGAATGCACTTTCTGCGATGTTCGTCTGTTGAATATAGAAGTTGCCAATTTTATTCACGTCTTCTGCTAAGAATATAGTAGGCCCATCGGTTAGTGTATATGCATCTGATGTAGTGAGTGAAATGCCCGTTGATGCAGTAGTAGTCTTGGCGGGTGGTGGAGATGCAAACACACTATTTGTTCTTGCCAATGCCCCGCCGGACCGAGCCTGCTGTTCAACACTAGTAGTCTTATGAATAGCTGGTTTGGCGTCTGCATACTTAGGTTTACGTGTGGTAGTTACATATTTATATATCTTTTCCCAATGGTCAGGATTAATATGAAGCAACACATCCAAATAATATTCCTTTAACCGGTTCATCGTGATGTTGCTAATGTCATCGGTAAAGTACGAATCAATCGTATATGCATCGTCAATCAGGTTCTCCGAGTTTACATATTTAACGAAGCGAATAATCTCCCGCAAATCAAAGTACCGCAGCAATGTCTTGTTTTGGTCACAATGTCGGATACAACTATGTAGTTGTTCGAAATCCGAGTACATAAAGTGTGGAAGAACACAGTATCCGGATTTATCCAATATCGGGATGGATTTCCGGCAATCATAACTGGTAATCGTGTGAATTTCGGCGTCTTCAAATTTGCATCTAAAATCCGAGAATACAGGTTGTAATTCATCTTCGGTTGGTAGCGTAGCACACGACAAGATAACCGTGGGGATTTGATTGTCGGTCCAGTTCTTATGAATAACTGAATGCAATGCGTGTTCTTTGTAATCCATTGTAATAGTGGGCTCATCCCAGTAGGTAATAATACGTTCAGCACGATTAAATGCTAACATATAATGCATCGCTGTAATGTACGACTGCACATCGCATATCATAATCTCCACATTGTCTCCAACACTATTATCTACCTTACCAATTCCACCGGAACGACGGTTGCGGGTATAATCAATTGCCGCGAAATAGTGAAGACGAATGTCAGCGGCAGAGTCGCAGCCAAACGCAAAAGCCACTTTCTTTTCAACTGAAATAGCAGATTTTGCCAACGCCAGACCAATGTGCCTGGCAACGCATACAAAGATAATGCGATATTTTTCCGACAATCCGATCGGAGACAGAGTTTTGCCAGTGCCAGTGGGAGCAGTATATAGAACCAGCTTAGGAACAAAAGGGCAATCTGGTGCAGGCGGCTTGCAAATGCTAAATAGTTGTTTTTGATGGGCGAATAATGCACGGTCTTCATATTTGAATAGATAGGTGTTACGCTCAATGAATTCATATGCATTGGTAATAATCTCGCTGGTTTTTGTGAAAGAGTTTGCATACGTAATGATGCTGTCAATGATACGCATCAGATGACAGTTTAAGTTTGAAATAGATGTTTTTTTCAGTTGCATTAAGGTGTAAAGATAGAACGCATATTTTTGTTTTGATTTGTAAATTTGTTTCAAGAGTTCTGACGCAAGGTCAAGCAACAAGAACTCAAATACTAATGACTTGTTATCTCCAAGTGTGGAATCCAAATTTTGAATGCGAAATTTGTCCAGACTTTTCATATGTTTGAGTTCTCCACCGCCAGCGGGTTGAATTGTGATGGATGCAAGTGGGGTATCTTTTCCATACTTTGTAATAGTCTTAGTAATGGGTTCTTCAAAATACTTGGTAAATAACAGTCGTTCTGTTTCTGGCGACCGGTCAATCTTCAAGAATGAATATAATGACTGATGGTCATTTGTGCGGATGTTCACGTTTTCGTAACCAGCCACAATCATTTTTAGAATTTGTTTTTCATTTGGTGAAACGGGCACTTCAATAGTCTCCCATTCCGAACGGGTGAGTTTGCTTTGAGTAAGATCCATTTTAGCGTGTAGTTAGTATAGGTTAAAACCGTATGATTGATGCAACAATTGAATAATTTTAGAAGTAATCAATTTTTTACGTAAAATGGCGAAAATAAATGTATTGTTGGGTATATTATGGATAAGTACAACAGACTTTGTGCAAATATAGAGGATCAAATGACCGCAGATTGCAATCACATAAATTACACCGACCCATATTGTGAATTGTTACGAACAATTTACACAGATTGTGTAACATATCGTGACAAAAAACTGCGCACATTATTAGAACAACAATCAAAAGAAATAAAACAAAAGAGGCAAAAATAAAATCAAAAGTTGCGTAAAAGACATAGAAATGTTGAATAGTAGTATATTAGCTAATGTTCAACAATTTATTCAAAACAAAATATAATACGGTTTCATTTGAGGACGTACAAAGTGCCATATTAAAACCCACCCACTACATCATTATAAATACCATGTCAGCGACAAATCAAAATTGTTTGATAAAAACGACCATTTCATATCAAAGCGAGGAGAACCTAATCAACGAATATCTAAATAATTATGATTTTAGTAGTAAAACATTCATTATATATGGCGAGAACGCAAATGATGATAGTATAGAGACGAAATTTAGACAGATGCAGGGACTGGGTTTTGCGAATGTATACATTTATCGCGGCGGGTTGTTTGAATGGTTACTATTACAAGATATATATGGACAGGATGAGTTCCCGACCACGAGTAAATTATTAGACATATTAAAATATAAACCGACGAGAACCTTGAACCACTAATTAGACAGAATTCTTAGAATATGTATTTTCGTAACTCAAACTCATTTCGGCACTCCGATTTTCAATAGCAATCTTATCCGGGTCAACATAGTTATATTGAATGCGATCGGTTAGATATGCAGAATAAAATATGTTCTCTTCTGTGTTTGCAAGCGAATTTGTCTGAATGAGTTTTCCGGCAAGGAAAAGCACGTTTGTAATAAACACGCTGGTAGTTTTGCTATCTAGGTAGTTGTAATATACAGAGTATCCACTAAATATAGTGTTGGACAAAAAGAAAAACATCGCAATGTAACTGGCAAGTTGATAATTATGATCTAAGTTGAGAACCAATTGTCTCTTATTCTTAGGTAAAAGCATCAATGCTTCTCCAACCGCATCATTGTCAGATGCGAACTCCTTATTTATATCCAAATAGTTAATTAACGTATTTTCACGCCGCACTTCAACAGCGTAAAGATATATAAACGCAATGAGTGTGGCAATATTTACTCCGGCATTCACGCTATATACGACGGTACTTTTAAACATGTTATCGGTTGCCCCACACATATCTTCACCGCACTTTTGTGGGACAAACATAATGAGCATGGTGCCCATTAGTACGCGATATAACTCTAAAACAAACGATATGGAGACATTGAAACGTTGCATAAAATCTTGATCCTTTAATCTAGATACAATGCAATTACAACACTTGGCCGGTTCTACCGGTTTCTGGATACTATTAACGGGCATGGGCTTCGCTGAGGAAGTAGATACTAACTCTGTTTCCATAACAGTATACACACTCTGCCTATTTTTTTTGGGGTCTAGATAAAAAATTGAATACAATCAAACGGGCATTTAGTTAAAATATCTAAGATTATAATACAATGACCCAACCAATCATTATCTCCATTGAAGGCAATATCGGTGCAGGAAAGACCACCATATTGGAAGAACTCAAAACCAGAATGGGCGATTCCTCTTATATTATATTTGTAAAAGAGCCGGTTGATATTTGGGAGACAGTCCGTGACGAAGACGGAAAAACGATACTAGAAAAATTCTATGAAAATTCTAAAAAATATGCATTCCAGTTTCAGGTTATGGCGCTTACGACCCGGTTGTCGTTGATCCGCAATACCATTCGTGAAAATCCGGACTGCAAAGTGATTATTTGCGAGAGGTCAGTAGACGCAGATATGCAAATATTTGCAAAGATGTTATACGCCGATGGGATAATATCATATATTGACTATAAAATATACTGTTTGTTGGCAAAAGAACATTCACACGACTTTGTCGTGGATGGTTATGTGTATATCAACGCGGATGCAGAGGTATGTCACAATCGCGTAACAAAGCGGTCTAGAACGGGCGAAAGTCAAATAGAATTGGCGTACTTACAGAAGTGCAAGAAGTATCACGATGATTGGTTGGAGAATTATAAAGAATGGGATTGCAATAAAGAAAAGATAAAAACCCGCGTATTGAATTTAAACACAAACGCAGACGTAACATATGATAAAAACGACGAGGACGACTTAGGTAACCAGTGGATCAATGGCATTGAGCAGTTTATCAATGACATTATTATTGCGAAACAACAGAATTAATTGAATTTAACGATAATTTGGACATTTTCTTTTTTTATGCATTTGCACGCCGAAATGGATAACTCTTCGCGGCGTTTCCGCGTTTTTGAATTATTCAATTGGATAGTGCTCTCTTCATCTACCGGCGTACGTCGTTTCGTAGTACTATTTCGTTTATTCATATCGCATTCAATCGCATCATAATTGTTTTTAATATAATCAATAATGTTGTTATCAAGTGCCCATTTGAAGAAATTTAACTGACCAATAGTAGTTTCCATATATTGTTCATTGTCGTACGGGATAGATACGCGGTCCCACCTACAAAAGGGGTCAAACCGCTTCTTAGAATATGCTTTTAACTTTAATTTATAGTCATTGTACACCTTAAACCGCGTGATTGTTTGCGCTTCTGCGGTGCCACAAGTTTGCTCATAAACTGTATAATATTTTTTCGCATAATTCGTGACAAACCAGTCAACGATGCGTAATGATATATCGGAATCGCCATTTATAATTCGTATCATTTTATTGAGATTTTCACGATTATTATAAAATTCCATTAAACTGGATAGCAATAGGTCATTCTGTGTATTTAATGTGTTTGCTCGTAACATATTTGATATGTAATATGTCTATTGTTTATGCAGTTTTCAAATTATTATTTGTATTGTAAAAAATTTTATCACATAATATTTTAGAATAAATGGGGGGCAAGAACCATCCGCAATGGACAATTTGGTTACACGAACTATTGCATCAAGACTATTCTGATGCCAAATTACAAAATTCCATTAGCGAGATTGCAGAAGATGCATATATCGCAATAAATGAATATAGTAATGCGACAAATATTGCAATTGCGGTTCGTGATGTCATTTTATCCGTTGGGGCTACATTGTCTAGTGTCAATAACACGAATTCAATGTATTTTACAATAAGTAATGCCGATGGATCTAACACATATATATTATTAGAAATGGAGAACAAATTACATATAAACAACGCAGACTGGTTGAATAGATTAGGCTTAGTTAACGATAAACATCGAGTGAATGTGTACTTATCCGTAATGGTTCCAAATAATGAAATTGCGAACAATATATGCAATAATATATTTAGTATTGATGGTAGAAACAAGATCAATTACTTGCATACATACATGTATTTTGTTCACAATGCAAGATAAAAATACCGTAATATATTAGAAATGATTGTTACCGAAATAGTACGTATAATATTTTTGGCATTAGACAAATTATTGACATCTAGCATGGGATTTGATGATGAAATATATGATGTATATGATGATATGTACAAGTATCACGATCATCAGGCGTGAATTTGATTATGCAATTGCTGAATACATAATATATAAAAATCAATGTATATATTATATTAAACACGATAAACTTCTTTATATTTATCTGGGTCAGATCTTAACAACCGTAGTTTATCTTTTTCTAAATCATCTGGGTCATTTGGACGTTTAATAAAAAATGCTTTCTTTCGTTTGTTTTCATCTTCAAAATTTTCACTTAAATATGACAAGGTTAAGAAAATACGTTTACTTTCCAATGGACAGTTTGTTGGTTCTGGATTACCGTGCCAAGAATAATCGTTGCACGTAAATAGTATAAGACGATTAAACGCTGGTGCAATGCTGTCTATTTTTTCTATAAGTTTTGCATTATTATCTACACAATTTTCGCCTTTCCATATTTCCAAATGACATCCATATTCATCTTTCCATTTATAACTTAAATAAATTCCCAATGTAACTTGTTTTTTCAAACCTAATGTCGGATGTATCCCGGCATCAACATGAATATCTAATTTATCACCAGGTCCATATGTATGGACCCCCCAAAAATTCCTCGTTGTATCTAGTTTTAAATCATATCCAACAATTTTGGATAATTCAGATACAAATCTATCGCTCGTTAGTTCATTAAATAATGTTTGTAAATAATGTGGAAACTTGAATTTATCTCTTAATGTATATTTTTGTTCAAATGGATTATTATACCTATCCCACTCTTCTCCTGGAATGTTCAAAATTTCATTTTGGAGATCTAACGCAAACGTTGTATTTAAAAAATTATCAAATTTTCCATATGGGAATGGTAGAGTATTCAATGACAATCCGTTTATAGTATTATTTATAATAGACATATTATATAAAATATTATCGTGTTTAACTTTAAGTTATTTTTGTATGGATGAACAAAGCAATTCATATAATTATGGTTAAAATCAAATTATACGTTTGTTAATTTTCATTAGTCTCCTTAGTGTTTTCTATCAATTTATCAAAATCATTACATAATTCTTGTACTGTGTCATATGCGGTATCACAGAAGACGGGTTGGTTATAAAAACATAATAACAAGTCTGGATTTTCCATTAAAAATTTAACCTTGAAATATGCATATTCAATCGATTTTTCATCCTTTGAATTGTAGAATATAATACGATTTTTATTCAATATTTTTGCGTCATATTCATCAAACGACCCAGCATATATAGGAATTGCTCCACCCAAACAACAATCCATTAATTTTTCCGTTATATATCCAGGTACATTGTCATAATCAATGTTCTCGGAACATATATTAAACTTGTAGTTCTGTAAATACCTTATTTTTCCGATTCGGTTTAATTCTTCATTTGAACAGTTGTTAAATACTTTGCTCGGACAATCAATGTGAGCAACCGTTTTTAATTTTTCAAATATACAAGTTCTAGTACCAGGATCCCAGTTATTAATTAACACATTATACTGTTTCGACATTAATTGTGTTGCATTTGTATTTTTCACATTACTATTGATGTGATTATAATAATATTTGTTTTTCATTTCAAATTCGGTGATGAACATATATAATGGATATTTATATCTTCCGTTTACTGGGTCGTGGTTAATGCAGCCAAAAATGTATTTGAATTTATTCTCATTTAATGCTTTATACGAATATTCGCAAGAACCGCCTTCAAATCCAAAATGGTGTATAGGTTCAGTTATAAATAACAACGGGTTTAAATGTGTGTTCTCAAATATCCAATCATATTCACTTCGTTTCAATCTAACGTCTACTACTAAAATATTAGAGCCAGTATATTTTTTGAAAAAGTCTACACCATTAGATTCTTTATACAGAATGTGCATCGTATACCTGTTTGGGATATTTTGTATATTCACAACAAACGTAAAACCATCGGTTGTTTAATGACGACGTTTGGTTATTCTCTTGGATTTTCGTTTACGTATTGTTGTTTTGTGCATACGTTTACCACCAAATTTGGTTATATATCTTTGTACGTCAGGCGGCAGCTGAATAGTAGGTTCGTCTTTTGTGCCTTCTGGACCTTTACGCCCGACCTCTAATAGCGCTTGTTTTTCCGGTATAGTCATTTTGCCTTGCGTATCATAATATAATTGAACATCTTTCACCTCACCTAAATTAGTGCCATCAATATCTACTACATTGCGGTTTCGTGATTTGTTTTTAATTTCTTTTAATGTTCCGACGTATTTCATATGATAAAGCTTAATGTCGTCTGGCACTTCTACGTTAGTGCCACTGTAAACTACCCGGTTCAAACCATATTGTAATTCAACTGGTTGGTAATTTGTAAATGACATTTATATAATATCTTGTTATATAATATTGGGATGTTCAGCGGGCTGCGTTTAGTTGCATTTGGGCTATTATACACTGCGTTTTCAGCATTGACATATTCCGTAACGGGTAGCACTTGCATATGTACGACGGTGCAATGTCCAGTTGTTGGAGTAAATACATTGGTAATGGGCGATGGGGGATCAACAGTAAAATACACATATATTGAACACAACGGACACGCGGTAGTATCGTCTGTCAAAGGGGTTGTTTCACCTAAATCTTTGGATAAAGGCACTGAACCGACAAAGTGCACACAGGATTATTCTCGTATGTTAGAAGATGACGGTTCAAATGATTGTGATGCTGGACATATTATGGCAAATCATCTAGGAGGATATGGCAACGAACCGATAAACATTTTCCCGCAGAAATTCGCGATTAATCGTGGCGCATACGCACAATTTGAAGGAAAAATATATGAATGCATCAAGAGCGGAGCAAACCAAGCCACGTTAAATTGGCAATTCTCATATGAAAGCACAAACCATACAATGCCCAATAAAGTAGTGTATAGTGCGGATTTTGATAAGGGGGATTGCACACACTTAGAAGATACTTTTGCGAATTAAGCGGTGCGGTTTGTTTAATTGTGACATTTCAGCTTACTACCAATCATACGAAAATAATAATTGTTATACATTACATTTTTGTCCAACGCTTTTGCCAATGTCTTATCACTCATTTTTAGTTGTTTTATGCAATCATATTTGCAAACAAATTCTTTTATTAATTTGTTGTCGTCAGTATATTGCCCGACGCCATCTTTATACAATAAGGGGGTGCCATATTTTTGTTCGAATGAGTTTCTTAATTCATCCGCACATTTATCATATAGTGCATAATAATGTCCGTTGGTTAGCGATGCGTTTTTAACAGGAGTATCTAATGCAGAATGAGAAGCATAACCATTTTCAATAGCCGCCGTTTTTCGGTCGATATACACATTCAAAATTTCGGTTTTGTCATTGTTCATTTTTGCAATATAGCCGAGGTTTTGTGTCTTGGTTTCTTTGGTTGGGGGCAGATCATGGATTACATTCGGGTTCAAACTTCTATCTACAAAAGACCAACGATATTCATTGTAAACGGTATTTTCTTTCACCGCCTTATCAATGCTCGGTCGTTTAACCTTGAAATTGTATTCTTTCAAACATTCTGCCACGGATTCGTACACTTTTACAATAGCCATCGTTTCGGGGTTGATTTTTTGGAGACGCGGGCCGACCGTTATTAATGGTTCATTGAACCCAGTGGTCGTTTTAATTTGTGCTGAATTCATTTTGGAGATGATGTCCAGGTTCATTGTTTCTAGATTATCTATTTTGCACGATAACTGTTTTACGTTTTGAAGCAACTCGTGAATTAATACATTGTCATTATTTGATGTTTTCATTTCCAACATTAGTTTTAGTTGTTGAATTTCTAGTTCTAACTTATGCGTATCATTGTTGTTAAAATATTTGATATTATTATTGATTATATCTAATAAAGCAGGATAAGACAGGTTCTTTCCTATTAGAAAGAGTTCTAGCTCGGTTTCGTGTCCAGGTAGGTCGGTTACTCTATTTCGTCTAATCGAATCGTGCTCTTTCATAAATGTTTCAAAATCTCTGCTCCGATTAACGGCAAAGCAATCTAATAACAAACACTCGTCATATTTCGTTTTATGTTCATTGTATCTACCCAATACTCCTTTCCGACTTTCGCCGATTTTTATGATATATTGACCGTTTTCAAATGTTTTTACCTTCATTATATAAAAAAGGGCACCGCTCGTCGCATATTCTTGCATTAATATCTTTTCCCGTTCTAAACACTTCTGTTTCGCTAACTTGGCGTCGTATTCTTGTTTTTGTTTATCTTCTATTTGAAGGATTTCATTTTTTGCGTTTTCTAATTGAAGTTTTAATTCATTGCTTTCTTCTACTAAAACTTCTTGTAAAACAGTTTCTAACTTAATATAATAATCGTGTATTTCATCTGCTTTTTTTGTTCCGGCTTTTAAACAGAATTTTTTGAACGTTTCAACATTTAACATAAATATTTCTTTGTTGTGACCTCCGTGTATCTTATCATCTTGCTTTCCCGGCTGGGAAAGCAAGATTGTATAATCCTTATTTAACACAAAATTCTTTTCAAGAAGCACTTTTGCTTTAACTTTTTGCCCAAAACCTAACCATTTCCACATATTATCAAGGTCAATTACAAAATCATTCTTATTGTCGTGCTTCAAATAGCAATAAAAACTTGCTAAAAACATCTGTTGTTCATAATTATTAAAGTGTTGTTGCACCTTCTCCACTAATTTTGACTGATAATTACCATTTAACTTGGTAATTGGATTGCTTTCTATGAGATTTACAATGTCTATGCTCATTCTATACATTATTTATCAGTATTTCTTATGTTGTTTTTTGATTTAATAACCAAAAAACAACAATTGAAGATTTGAATGTCGTTAAAATGATGAATATACAAACAAATAATAAAGAAATAATAAATACTGATGAAGAAAAACGCGAGGCAGCACGCGTTCGTAAGGTAAACCAACGTCAGCGATTAAAGGACACGTATGGCAATGACGAATACAACAGACAAAAGGCAGCAAAGTTGGCAGAATATAGAAAAAATAGAAAATGGAGACTAATATGTGATGATTATGATGCATTAATTTATAATTTTTTTATAAATTAATTAAGTTTTACATTAGAATATTTTTATTTTGTTTTTTACGGTTAATTTTTATTAGTTTGAAGGTCACGCATAAAATGTAGGTCCCTCAATTTGAGTACGCCACGCCAGCCATACCGCTCATCACGCGCAAAACGTTGTAATTGACGGCATACACACGCACCTTGGCGGTGTTGGTTCCGGAGACGGTTCCGGAGGAAAGAACGAGCTGCAACACTGCATTATCAATGCGAGAGAAGTTGCACGACCCGCTGGGTTGGTGTTCCTCAGGTCTCAATGCAAAGGAGTACACGTTGATACCGCAGTCAGGGGCACGGGTGTGGTGCTGGAAGGGCTGAACAGTGTCGAAGTAAGAACCCTCACGCTCAGAGAAGCGGTCCTGGCCGTTGAGCTGCAACTTGGCAGTGACAACGGGGTTCTCACCCCAGCAGTGCATATCGAGGGCAGTCTCAGCAAGCACGAAGGTGCCGGCATCAGTGAGGGAGGCACCATCAGCAGCATTACCGGATGCCGCGTCCTGGATACCATCCAACTGGAAAACACCGCTGGTAATAACGGTGGCAGACTGGGCAGCGTTACCGAAGGCAATCACGGCGTTGGGGAGGGCATCAATGGCATCAGTGTAGTTGAAGGGCTGAGCACCAAGGGTCTTGAACAGAGTGGAAGAGTTAATCAAGGACGCACAGTAGTCAACGTTGGCATCGGGCTGAACAACCCAAACAAGCTCCTTGCAAGGGTGGTTGAAGTTCAACTTGATCTTGTTGGAGGAAGATCCGACAGACTCGTCACCAGTGAACTGCACCTGCTCAATGAGGTACTCGTGGGGGTTCTGAGCCATCTTGCGGCGCTCATCGGTATCGAGGAAGATGTAATCCACGTACAGAGAGGCAGCAACAAGGGACTGTTGGTAAGCCGAGGACACAGACACGGTGGCAGATCCGGCAGCCAATGTGTTGACGGCCCACAAGCACTCACCAATGGGGCGGAAATCAATGTTGATCTTCACCTCGTGGTACTGAAGGGCAATCAAAGGAAGGGCAAGTCCGGGGTTGCGGCAAAACCAGAACTGCAGGGGCACGTAAAGGGTGGTCTCGGGCAGGGCTCTGCGGGGAGCGCACACCTGGTTGGGGGCAGAGGAGGCGGCGCAGGGACCAGACACTTCGGCGAAGGCGGGGTCGGTGATGTAGGTAAGCTGGGTGGTGTTACCAATCATCTTGAAGTAACCAGACTGTTGCTCCTTGGAGAGGGTCAGTTGGTTCCAGATGTGCATCCAGTCACCATACTGACGGTCAATGCGCTGACCACCAATCTCAACCTCAACCTGGGCAACCAACTGCTCACCGATGAAATCTAACCAACGGGCATAGACAGGGCCAGTTCCACTGGCACCCATAGTCTGGTTGATCTCGGGGAGGGTCACCTGGAGGTAGGTGCGGTAGGCAAGATCACCATTGCGGCTGATCGTGCAGGTCACACGGCGTCCGAAATCAGCCTGACCAGAGAAGGTCTGCTCAATGGACTCCATTGCGAAGTTGGTGTGGCGTCTGTAAGACACCTTCCAGAAAGTAATCTCGGGGGTTCCGGTAAGGAACACGTCTTGTGCGCCGTAGGCGACTAATTGCATCAAACCACCAGCCATTGTATGGAATTATATACTGTGTAAAGAAAAAAATTTGGAGAATTAACATAAATAACATAATTAAATAATTAAATTGGCTAAACTGTTTTACATAATTTTTAATTCGTATATAAGCACTGCGATGACCCCTACCAATTAGTATTACAATTATAACATTGTAAGTAATAATTGTAATTTGGTGAACTATTCCTAAATAATGACGGGTTACAAATATATTACGTGAAGGAATGTGTCACATAATATAGGATACGGGGGGTTTTGAATTATGTTGTGGTAGACACTACATAATCTGCTGCAAAGTGCATTGAATTTACAATATGAAATTATCAGCATTGTAATTAGATAGCAAGAAAGTTTCTAAATAATTCTCTTGGAAAACTTCTTGGCGGTTCTCGTGTTTCTTTGTAAAAATATAGGTATCATTTGATTTTTTCACAGTCCACCCTTGTTCTAGTGCATTTGCTAAAAAGATTAGTTTCTGGAAAACTGATTTGTCGACCTTTATATTATTGGGTGTGTCTGCAACCAAATGGTTCTGTTTGTTATTCATATAGATATAGAATTACACATACAACAAATCGCATACAATTACGAGTTCCAATCATTGACTAAAATAAGATAATCTAGACCGGATTTATTTTGCTATTTCGTGTTTTCACTGGATACACATATTGTATACATTAAAAAATGCAAACAATGTATGCATACGCAATTGAAGATGCAATGTAAAATATATAAAACTAACTATGTATAGTTTTGTATAATGCCGGAGGCAAATACTGCTCATCGCCCATTTTCTCGCAAGGCTTGTCTAGCCGATTTTTTTGATGACGATGGTGATATACCTACATCTTGCAATCAAAATAAGTATAATAACAATTATTCACAGAATGATAATGTTGTAATTGCTAAAAATCAACAAGAATTTGGTCATAGAAAACGGATCAAACCCTGACGCACAGGAACCAAAAGTCAGCAACAAATCGTGCCCAAGGGTTTTAAAAAGGGGTTCCGTGGATAAATCAACCGTCTCGCGATTAATACGTGCATGACGCAATTTAATTGAGTTACGCTCTTAAATTGTCGACAACCTATATAAATACAAGATGGTGCAAATGATAAAAATAACAACGCAAAATATATTTTTATCATTTTATTGTTAGTATGTCTAATATACTTGAATTGTCATAAAATCAACATAAAAACACTAGAATAAATATTCTATTATCACACAATAGATTGAATGTCCGGTTCTCATAATGTAAAACAAACAGGACATAAACCATCACTGAATACGATTGATGAAAAGCATACTGATATGTTAAAGCAGATTAGTACAGTTGATACCGATATTATTCCCAAGTTAAATGCCGAAAAGGAGAAATTAAAGAGTTACATTCGTACATTGCATACGAACCAAATCTCGGAATACTTAGACGCCAGAGATAGAATAAATGAAATCCGAACAGAAATCCGTAAGCATAAGAAAGAGAGCAAAGATTATATGTTAAACAACGCCAAATATATATTTGACTATTTTGAGCAAAAGCAACAGATATCAAACAAAATGGAAAAGTCCCAGAATATGAGTTCAGTAAACACATTTTTTAAAATTAAATCCACAAATCCTACATCAGATAATGAAGCTAGCAATAAATACGCCAAATTAAAGAGAAACTGCCAAAAGTATTGGCGAAATGTAACAAATGACCTTACGAATATACAAGACTACAACATTAAAACGGACGTATGTGACGGATGTAATATAGGTGAACTCATCCCGCAAGACGAAGAGGGCATTCTTATTTGCAATAATCGAAATTGTGGAAGGTTTGTTACCTATATTGTAGATAGTTCAAAGCCAAATAACAAAGAGCCCCCCAATGAAGTGTCTTATACGGCATACATAAGATTGAACCATTTCAAAGAAATCCTCTCGCAATTTCAGGCAAAAGAAACGACGCAAATCCCGGAAGAAGTATTAGAAGCAATTCGGGCACGCATAACAAAAGAGCGTATTACGGATATGTCGTTAATTAACTACGATAAGATGCGCGATATTTTACGAAAATTGGGTTTAAATAAATACTTTGAGCATATTCAGTATATAAATTCTCTGTTTGGAATTAAACCACCGGTTATGAATGAGGAATTGCACGAAACCTTGTGTGTTCTCTTCATAGAGATACAAAAACCTTGGGCGGTTCACTGCCCCGCTAACAGAACCAATTTCTTCAATTATACATATACCCTACATCAACTATGTGTGTTACTAGACCAGACGCAATATTTGCCATATATACCTATGATGAAAGATCGCGAGAAACAACTGGAACAAGATATGATTTGGAAAAAGGTCTGCCAAGACTTGGATTGGGAATTTTTCCCATCAGTATAGATTTTGATTATCTCCGCCAAAATCTATATAAACAATACGTAACATTTAGTATAAGTGTATACCAATGAGCAGTCCGATGTTCTCCTATCCAACTGATTTAATTATTTCATATGCCAATGACGCTGAGTATCGAAAATGTATACGACAAGTATTTCAAATGAATTCAGCCAGTTATCCCGACATTGTTCATTCCGACATTGACCCAGTTAGTCGTGATGAACTTGAATATGACAACAATGCAGCCAATTTTGCAATGGATTATGTGTTTGATAAAA